TATACCTGCTGCTGCTTTAGCTATTGATTTTCCTAAACCTTTATCCATCATTGCTATTTCTCTTAATGATGCTTTATTTGTAGCTACCTGATATCCTAATTTTATAGCTGCTAAAGCTACTTTTGCTGTTTGGTATCCTTTAATTATACCTTCTTGTATTGCTGTCTTTTTAGACCATGTATATAGTATACCAGCAGTTACTGCAGTAGCAGCCATTAACGATTCTATTACTGTCATTTCTTCTTTAGCTCCTGTAAACAAGCTAAATAGTTTAGATATTGAAGTAACTATTGCATTTACTGGCGTTAAAACTGCCGTTAATATATTAAGTAATCCCCCTATAGGACCTCCTACTAAATCAGCAAATATATTTTTCATTTTTTCAACAGCATCTGTGAATTTTTCTTGTGCATTTCTAGCTTCTATTCTTTGAGCTATGTCTTCTTTTCCTTCTGCTCTTAATTGTTCAGCTGTTTTACCCATAGCTTCTTGATCAATAAGCATATTAGACATTTCATCTGCAGACATTCCAAATGCTTCCGCTAATTTTTGTTGTTGAATAACATTCATTGCAGAATATTCTGTAAATGAACCTGCTTGTTCTGCTATTTCTCTTGATAATCCTTCATAATCACCTGTTAGGGCTAATAATCTAGCTTTTTCTAAATTAAGTTCTTTACCTGTTAGTAATTCTGCTTGTAATTCTGCCTCAATTGATTGTTCAAAGCTAAGTAAAGATTGCCCTATAGCTGCTACTTTATCTAATTCTAACCCTAAAGCATTTGCTTGTGCTACTGCTTTAGCTATTTCTTTTGGGTTATTACCTAACTGCATTGCTATTTGACCAGTAACATTAAGAGTTTTTTCTATTATTTTATTATAATCAAGTGCAATACCTGATTGGGTTCTAATACTTGTTGTAGAATCAATAATATCAAGCTTAACATCTTTTATTGATTTACCTAATATCAAGGAAGCTTTACCTGCATTTCCTATTGCTTCATCACTTAAACCTAGTAGTTTTTGCAATACAGCAGCATCTCCTGCCATACCTGCTAATGCTGTTGATGCTATTCCTATTTGGGAATTTAAAGTTCCAAATGATTTTGCTGCATCTTTACTCCCAATAGCCATTTCACCAGATTTGGCTGCTGCCCCCGCTAGTTCATAATTTAAAGCATATGCTTCTTTTCCACTTAATGCTAAATGTTTCTGGAGTTTAGTAGTTTGTGCAGAAAAATCTAATCCCGCTTGTAAGTAAACTAGAGGATCATTAAGGTTTTTTGATATTGATGTTCCTGTCTCCTGTAACTGGATACCAAATCCTTCCATTTTAGACACATTACCCTCTATTACATTACCATTTTCATCAGTAAGTTTATTTATTTTATTTTGTTCGGTTCTTTCTTTTTTTAATGATGCTACTCTGTCTCTAGACTTTTTAGAAATTTCACCTATATCTCCTAAGGAACCCCCTAATAGTTTATTTACAACCCCTAAGGACTTTCCTGTAAGTCCCATAGTTTTATCTATATCTTTAGCTATATCTGATTCTTTTTTTAATGCATCATTAATCTCTCGTTGTTGGTCTATTTGGGCCATTAGCCCTCTATTAATGTTAGCATATGCTAATGCAGCTTCAGTATTACCCGCTTTTGAAGCCTTCATTTGCAATCTTTGGATTGCACCCCTTTCAGCTGATAGTCTATTTTGTATATCTTCACTTTTAGCTAAATCTTTAGCTATATCTTTTGAGGATCTTAAATATTTAGATCTTTTTTCTTCGTCAGAAATTACTTTAGCAAGAAATCTAGCGGAATCTTGAGTAGCTTTTTTAATTTCTCTTGCACCTTCACCTGATAAATTAAGAGGTTTAGCTAAGTCTTTAGCAGACTTAACCTGTGAGTTAATGGCATCAACATTTTCTCTGTTGATATTAAGGTTTGTTATTAAAATTTCAGACAGCTGTGATAGTGTTTCTTCAAACTGATCTAGTCTTGCTAAGTCTTTATCTGATGGTATTCCGTTTGTTCCGTTTGACATATTTAAAGTTGGTTATTCATATATAAATATAAAAAAAAGACGCCTTGCGGCATCTTTTTATTTTTAAAAATTAAATGTAGATGAGGGGGATACATTAGGACCAAATACAGGATCTTTGTCTCCTATGTTAGATTCACCACGAGATTTTTTAATTGCTTCTTCTTCCTTTTTAAGATGTTCATTAATTCTGCTAATATTAAATTTTCTTAACCAAATAGGCATATTATAAATCTCAAAAAACGTAAATCCTCCATTACCATGATAAGTTAAATCATGGATTTGAACAAAGATGTTTTTTCTATAATCCTGACTCAGGCCAAAAAAAGCTTGTGCCAATGGGAATGGTTACGCCCTCCGCGCTCGCCCCATCGTCAAATTGTAAATCAAAAGTTAAATCAATATCAGGCATCATTTCTGCTATGTAAGTTCTTAATGCTCTAGCATCTCTTGCAAGAAAATTACCATCTACAAATTGTCTAATTGTTGATGTATCTCTATCACCTCCTACAGAAGTAATTAAATGTTTCATTCTTGTTGTTAATTCAGCTGATGTTGTTTTGCTAATCTTTTTTAATCCTTTTAATTCCTTTGCAATTTTTAATTCGTCTCCATGAGTTAAAAGTTTAAAAGTAACTTGAATTTTAGATATAGGTAAAGTAAAAGAAAATTCATTTCTACCATCTATAATTAAACTTTCATCTAATTCCTTATCTGTTGCTTCAGTTAAATCAACTGTTACTTGTTCCTCCTCTGATGTATTGGGATTTTTATACATAAAACTGTATTCTTGACCATATCCTAAAATACGAGAAGCTACTAATACTGCATTTTTATCACCAATTAATAAATCATTAAAATCAATAGATGACACAATAAGTGATTTTAAAAGTTTATCAATTACTGTACCATTATTAATATAATTTGAGTTGGTTAAAATATCCTCTTCTTTGGCAGTCATATATTTCATTTCTATGATTCCGTTTCTTAAAGGATGTCCTTCAGGATACAATAGGCCTTTTGATGGCAATGTAACTTCTTCTGAAGGGAATTGTTGGGTTGTGTTTTGTTGTTCCATAACGTTATTTATTTAATAAAACTAGTTCAGATATACATATATAGAGGAAATAAAAAAGCGCCAAAATAGGCGCTTTCTTTTTTTATTTATTTTAAAAAATATTAGTAATTTAAGATGGCGTAATCCATTCTAATACTTAATGAAATATTAACTGGTTGATCTGTAGCCCAATCCATGTCTCCAAAATTAGCTGACTTTACATAAGCTCCTTTACAAATCCACTCTTCAACAATATCTCCTACAGGACCTAAAGCGTTAAATCTAATGTCTTTTTTATAGAAATCAGAATAACCATCTCTACCTGTTACAGATTCATGGGATAAACGAACCCATTCCATTACTGCTTGTGCACCTGATGGTGTTACTGGGTCATAAAGATCACAAGTGATATCTTGCCAATCTGCTTTTCCTTTTAATTTTCTTTTCACATTGATGTGATCAATAGTTACGTCTCCAAATGATACATTTGGTCTTCCTACTTTTTTAACTAGGAATGCTGGGATTCCATCAATATACATTATAAACCTATTCTGTAATTTAGGTTCAAATGCTGTGAACATGATTTCGTTTGTGTTTAATATTGCCATCGTTTTATTTTATTTTATTCCGTTATAAATATAATTCTTTTCTTTTTTTATGCACCAAATGTTGCTCCTGTTGGAAGGATATTAAAGTCTAAGATTATATATTCTGCTGTTCTAGTTGGTTGTAAGTAAATAGCACCAATTAATCTGTTTCTGTCAATTTCATCTGGTGTATTATTGCTTTCATCCATTACTACTCTAAATGCATACAATCCTTGTCTTTGTTGAATTGACTCTAAATATGGATTTGCTATTCCTAAGAATCTATTTCTTGTTGCTTGAGTATTTTGTTCAAATACTAAATATTTAGAAGAACTTGCAATAAATTTCTTAAGTGTAATTAATAATCTTCTTACATTAATTCTATCTAAAGCTGTTGGTCTTTCTTGTAATGTTTTCTGACCC